CAACTCGTGGTTGTCCACCTTGGCGTCAAACAGCCCCACTAAAGACGCAAAGCAAGTAGAAACCAAAACAAGGGCTAACGACAAACAGCAAATTACAGTGATGTAGTCGGCTATCTTCATTTCTTCAACGCCTCCCCTTTTTCCTTGCTGCCAATGCTGGAACCAAACCAAAAATTGAGCATGGTTGCCACAACAGTCCCAAGTATGAACCCGAGAATCGTGTCCGCGAAACGGACGTTTTGCTCTGGGATTGCGCCGAAGGTAATGAAGCCAACGTAAGCCACAGCCGATACTGACCAAAACACGGTTAGGTACATCGTAAACCGCTTAGAGAAGATGTCCGACTGGTTTAGTGCAGCAATCTGCATTGCACGGGCATCCGCAGTATTGGCGTGTTGAGCCTTCAGCGTTTCCAGATCAATCTGGGCCAACTTGAGCGCGGCGTCTGGGTCTTCGACCACAGCCTTTGTAACTGCCTCAACCGTATTCTCAACGCCAAACTGCTTGGCAATGGCAGAAACCGCTGCACCCCCAAGAGGGCCAGCAACCATAGTGGCTAGAGAAGGAGCGGCTTTAGCGAGGAATTGAATGAGATCGTTCATGGGGCTGACGGAAGTGTTACGCCCGTATAAACAATTACGTCACTGCCGTCTGGAACCCCATTTTCATCCACCCCCGTGTTTTGCACGACATGGTAAGTAGAGGCGTACTGATTCCATCGAATCTGCTTGATCTCCAAGCACCGCTGTTTTGCGTCTAAGAAGTTATCAAATTGCTCATAGGAGCCTGTAAACATATTTGACGTAATGTAGTGCGCTGCATCAGGGGCAGTGTCTACCTCAAGATCGCACGGTACGGAGATGTAGCCGCCATCTTCTTGCAGGTACTGCGCGTACACATGAAAGTGAGCATATTCCGCCGAAATCTTTTGTTCAACTTGTGCATCAATCAAAGGTTTGATGGCGGTTAAGTCTGTGTATTCAACCGTCGAGTCAAAACCCTCGCCACGAACTCTCCATATATTACTCATGCTTGTTGAGTCCCCCAGATTGCTCCATTATTGGTAACACTAAAAGTGTTGCCGCCTTTCGTAATAGAGAAGCCGCCTGTCCCGCCTGTTGTTTGCCCTGATTGGCCCGAACCACCTGTATTATTATCCGTACCACCATCGGCTGTGGTATCTACCGCAGCACCGTCCCCGCCAGTGCCCCCTGCCGCACCAAAACCACCACCACCACCGGATTTATAGTAAGTAGTTATAATCGCTGAGAGATATCCAGCACCGCCACCGCCAGCACCGCCACCGCCAGCAACCTCAAGAGTCGCGGGGTTTCCGGGTGCTACTACACTGGCTGAAGCACCCCCCGTGGCATTGGACGGCCGTCTACCACCACCGCCGCCCCCATATGCAGTTTGGGCTTGGATCGTCCCGGAACCAACTGACGTACCGTTAGAACCCACTGCACCGACAGCACCCCCGGAACCCCCGGTAGCATTACCAACGGTTGCGCCCGTTGAATTTCCACCAGCACCGCCGCCAGCACCGCCACCGCCGCCAGCACCATATTGAAAAGCGGCAACCGTATCGCCAGCAGAACCGCCGCCACCACCACCACCGCATATGTAGTGGGTAGACGTATTTAGAATGGTAGAAGTTCCGGTATATGTTCCAGTAATAGATAGGCCGACCCCACCGCTACCCCCATTCGCATTTGATCCAGTGTTATACGCGCCGCCAGCACCGCCGCAGCCAAGGATAAAACCGTCGTTTGTTATTGCTAGGGTATCTCCAGCAGAACCGCCTGAAATGGCAAGTGCCGCCGTACCGGGGGCTGTGCTGTATACATAAACATTACTACCAACCGAAACAGATACATCCGTTCTACCGGGAATATATGATCCGGTGGTTGGCGTGGTTGTCCCAAGTATAACCGTCTGATTAGTTGAATTTACACTAATGACATAACTTGCGGAAGACCGCGACAGCCTATGTTGACGAACAGCAAATGTCATACGAACGCCTTTGCCAAAGTTAAGTACCAGAACGTAGTTGATGTCCGATAGGTCAGTACCGCAAGGTCAACGGAGTTGGCAGCGGTTGAAAGAGTACCCTGCGTAGCACCGCCAGCAATCTTCACGGAAGTGCCCCAAGTCATGGTGCGGGAGCCAGTAGCATCTTGGGTCAGAAAGATGTTGATGGTCTGCCCGTCCTTCGGGTTTGTGTACGTTGGCGCAACCGTGACGTTGGCTGTCATTGTTACGGTAAACACGTTAGACAAAGAGCAGTCAAATACCATCGCCGCTGCGCTAAACGTCACGGCAACAGGAGCGGTATGTGCGAAGGTAAACCTTGCTCCAGACGGAGTGGCAATCCCAACAGTTGCCGTCAGATCAGTTGCGGATAGGGTGCTGCCAAACACACCTGTTGAACCAGTAATGGGGCCACCCAAGGTGCTGATGCGAACGAAGTCAGAGCCGTTCCACGCAACTAGTGCTTCTTCCCCGTTGAGGATCGTGACGCCCGTAGTGGGGCCGGGAGCCGCCAATTTGACGCTAAATCCGCCCGTGGTCAGATTCTGAACAACATACGTTTTAGATAGCGCAGGGGCTATAACCGTTCGCAGGGCAGTGCGAACACCCGTAAACAACAGAATTGCTGAACGCGCTTGATTTGCGGCACTGGCTGTCGCGGTGAGCGTGACATCCGTATCAGTCGAGATGGGCGTCGTACCTGCGACAGCGGTGTCGAGCAGGGACGTAATTGAGTTGTTGACCGTGTCGCCCCAAGTGCCAGAAAGAGTTCCGGTGACGGGGAGTTCAAGGCCAAGAAGGGGAGTTGCTGCCATGTGAATCCTTAGATATTATTGCGAACACTGTGAGTCATCAATTGTGACCCACGGAGAAGTTTCGGTGTTATTGACAGAACCCCACCCCGCTGCTTGCGTGTCAACAATTGCAGTCCACGCAATAGTAGCGGAGTTTGAGGTTTGTGTCCAATTTCCAGATTGTGTGGCATTGACGCCCTGCCAACTTGGGGTTTGTGTTTCATTGATCTGTGTCCATGCGGGGGTTGTCGCGGCCCCGGTAGTGGCCCATGCTTCAGTCTGCGAGATATTGACTTGCTGCCATCCAGCCGCTTGTGTTTCATTGATCTGCTGCCACGATGAAGACACAGGAATTACAACCGCCCCCCATGCCCCGCCTTGTGAATCATTGATTACTCCCCACGCATCAGTTGGCGGGGTGATAACAGGTGACCAACAGGCAAGCAGCCCAATGATCGTATCTACTGCATGGACAGACTCAAGAATCTGGCTATAGAGATTTAGATACGCGATGTATGCGTCTGCCGCCGCAACACTTTCCTGAATGGCAGCATTGACAAGACGCGATCCGCCTGTGCCGTCTACCGCATCCGATGCGGTGGCTGTTTCTGTCAATGACGCAAGGACAGGGCCAGTGGCAATAACGGTGTCTATCGTGCCAACACCCCACCCACCAAAACCCCAAGCCCCAAGCCCCCAACCACTAGTATTTTCAGAAATGGTTACATTGACTGGGCCACCAGCAACAATAGTGTCTATCGTCCCCGTGCCCCATGCGCCCGTGCCCCAAGTGCCCAGCCCCCAACCACTTGTGGCTTCGGCTATGTCAACAAATATGCTGAATGGCTGTGTAGAAATGCTATCTTGCGCGTTTCCTGTTTCCACGATAGCGGTAACAAGCGGGATCAGTGCGCTAGAGGAATCCGCCGCTGCAACCGTTTCTGTAATAGAGACTGGCTTGAGTGCCGTACCATCAACTAGATCAGATGCCCCGCCTGTACCCCACGGGTTTTGACCCCATGCGGATGAACCCCAACCGCCGAGAGTTTCTGTGATCGACAGGTCAGTGGAAGTAATCCCCGTGACCGTATCAAGTGTCTCAGAGCCCCAAACACTACTCCCCCATCCGCCTACGCCCCAACCACCGCTATATTCAGCAATAGCAGCACTAACAGTGCTGGCCCCCGTCGAAACTGAATCTGACGCAGAGACTGTTTCAGATAGGGACTTTGAGTAGGTAACTGATAACGAGTTAACGGAATCTTGTGCATTCACAGACTCCGTATCTACTACGCCATTAACAAGCACCCCAGTAACGAGATCAGTCGCCCCGCCCGTGCCCCACGCATCTTGACCCCAAGCCGACGATCCCCAGCCGCCCAGAGGTTCTGTGATGGTGGTGACTGCTGGAATGATGCCGACTACAGTGTCAAGCGTTCCAAACCCCCAAACATCCGTACCCCAAGGGTTAAATCCCCAGCCATCCGTGGCTTCAGTCAGAGAAACGCCGATACTGAGTGGGGCTAAAGTCTGAGAGTCAGTAGCAGTAACGGCTTCCGCTATTGAAATTGCTGTGGAGAAGGTGGCGTTTTGTGTGGTGGCAGCAGCACCTGCTTCTGTAAGCGCAGAAGCAATTACAAGTATCCCAGTCTGTGAATTAGCGGCTGACCCAGATTCTGTGAGTGCCGACGAGATTGGGATGATCCCAACAATCGTATCAAGTGTGCTAGTGCCCCACGCACCTGATCCCCACGTTCCAAACCCCCACGCTGTAGTAGGTTCTGCTATGCTTTTTCCGATTACAAGCGGCGCAGAAGTCTGAGAGGCAGTAGCAGTGACGGATTCTGCTGGGAGCGTTGTGGAAGTGGACAGCAGCCCTGTCTGAGAGTGTGCCGCTGCACCTGTTTCAGTCAGCGCAGAACCGATAACTATTGTTCCCGTCTGGGAATTTGCCGCCGAACCCGCTTCTGGTATTGCTACAGCGACGGTTAACGCAACAGTTTGATTACCTGCTGCCGCACCTGTTTCAGTGAGAGCGGCTGGTACAGCAACAGCCGCAGTCTGTGCATGAGCCGCAGTAACTGCTTCTGGTATTGCTACGCTAACGACAATTGCGGCTGTCTGAGCATGGGCGGCTGTGACAGTTTCTGTCTCGGCTGCGGGGATAACAAGTAGCCCTGTTTGGCTGTTTTGGGCGTTACCGGATTCTGTAAGCGCACCACCGGGGTTCTGGGTGGCAGATACGGAGTCTAAAACTCCTCCCGTACCAATACTCCAAGGGCCACCGCCCCAGATGCCCAAGCCCCAAGCACCACCAGTGATTTCGGTGATGCTTTCATTGAAAACTAGGGGGTCACGAACGGCAACAGTATCTGCTGCTGTGCCGCTCTCAAGAATATCAACACTAACATCCCCCGGCAATCGTTCTGTGGTTTTCTGCGGGCGCAGTGATCCAGTAAGGACGATACCAAGTCCCTTGCCGCGCTTGTTTGGGCGGATCGGGCGGTAACCTTTGAAGTTCTTCGGGACGTTATAGACGGCCACGGTCTGCCTCTCCCGTGCCTACGCTGGCTTAAACTACAGATTCAAGCAGGTATTGATGTAATTGAATTGTGTTGCCAGCCGTCGCGTTTGACCACGTTACCAAAAGATCGACGTTGGCAGCGGTGTTGGTGTTGAAGCCAGTACCTACTGCTGGGGCAGTTAAAGGGATGAAGTTGTTGGTGTTTGTTGCGGAAACCAAGGCTGTCTCAAAATTGCCCGTGTGCATAAACGTGGTCAGCGTACCATCACCGACTGCCCGACAAGTAATCAACCAAGTTAACTGCCAAGTGATATTTGTCTGAGAGGCAAGTGATGCAAACGTGGGGGTTACACAGGCGTTGACCGCACCAACCGCGAGAGTAAGCGTGACGTTGCCCTGCGTTGCTGCGGGGGTTGAAATGCGCCCCGATGCCGAAACACGCAGCATTTGACCGGGGGCAGTAAAGTACCCTCCGGGCATGGCCCACTTACCCGTAGCCGCAACACCCGTAAGCAGTGACGTTTGGGTTGTCGTGGCTGCAACAGCAGTGCCGTCACCTACCGCCCAAGCCAGAGGGCCAACAATTGCAGATAGCATGATTTTCCCTTAAAGGGTTATGCCGCAACCAAAGAATCTTCCAAGAACCAACGTACTTGTTCGACACCATCAATATCGATCCAAGACACAAGGTACTCAATCAGCCCGTTATCGTTAAAACGAATTTGGAGAACTGGGCCTTCTGGGGTGACGGTGTTGACTTGGACGATGCTACCAAGCGGAAAATTTGCTGCCATGATGGTTCCTTAAACAGAAGCGGTATACGTTACGTTCAGCGTATCGCCCGAGATCACTGCGCGAGCACCCCCCGTGAATGACCCAGCCGAGTACAGGATACCTGCGCCGCCGTTGCTAGTGGTGTTTCGCGCTTGCGTCGTTGTCATAAGCGCACCCAAGATAGTGGAGGGGGCGTTAATGGTGAAAGCGGCTACCGAAGCGGTCTTAGAGCCAGCAGATGCAACGGTACTCCAACCCACAGTAGCACGGTTTGTGCTGCTACCGGAAATGGTGTAACCCAAGTTCTCCAACCATCCTGTGTGGGAGGCGAGCGTATCGCCAGCGGCGTAAGCGGTGAAAGAGGCGTTATCTACCAACCCCATGAACCATGTTGCCGTGTAAGCGGAGCCGAAGAAATACTTGTCCAGCAAGTCATTCTTGCCAACCGTGACCACCAGATTCTCAATGGCATCAGTCCACTTGACCTGACCATCCTCACCGATACAGACTACGTCAAAATGACCTGTAACCCCAATAGTCTCTTTAACGGGAGCACCCTTGTCAACAGAAGTTCCGCAAGCATCAAGGGCAGTGATTTTTTCTGAGTGCATGGTGTTTCCTTTAAGCAATTCGCAGGATTGCTGAATCTGAGGCGTTGGTAGGCATTGTAATAGTGAACGTGGCGGCAGAGGTCTTGTCTGCGCCAAAATCCAGCACCGCAATAGACTTGCCCCCTGCTGTTGCGTTGTAAATCAACGCGCCCCTCGCTGTCAACGCAGCATTAAACACGGGGTTGTTGAAACTGATATACGCCACATTGTTGGCTGTGTTGATAGTCACGCCCAACAACACGTTGCCCCCAGCCGTATAGCCAGCCGCTACAACCTCGTTACTGGTTGTGTACACAGTTGTAGACGCATTCAGCGTAGCAGCGGAGGTATACAGCGCGATCTTGATCGAGTCGGTCAAAAGGTTGTGAACCGCTTGAGGCAGTTCAGCCTTAAAACTTGTCGTCATCGTTTGGGTAAGTGCCATATCAAGTCACAGGTTGACGATACTGACCAGATCGGAATGCGTCTTGACGCTCCAGACCATCACCCAGACGTTTAGCCAAGCCAAGGGCTTCCTTGTACTTGCCGTCATACAGGGCCATCATGTCTTGCTCACCCTTCATAAAGGTGTAGGCTTCGACCAATGATCCGTACAACAGAACGGTGTCAAAGTTTTCGCTCAACCAAGTCAACCCGCCAGATATCGTGGTGATGGACTCTGGGTAGAAGAAGTAATGCAGTTCTATCTTGTAAGCGATATCTGGCGTGGGGCCAAGGATAAACGTCAGTTCCGTGGGAACCGTGTAGTCTGGCCCAAACAGGGCGTAAAACTTTGGCTGGCCCGTCGAAGATGGATCAGGGTACGCTTCACGGATGAAGTTCACATCCTTGTTTAGCAAGTAGGAATACGCCCCGCCGCCAAACGGGTAAACAGCCACCGAATACGCCGACAAAAAATCCGTGGGGCAGGTAAGGTATGGGTTACTTGCTGTCGTCGTGCCCGTCACGTTCTTGCGTAACGATGGGAACTGAACGCTGTTGTAAATGCGCTGCTCCGCTTGCACGATGAACGTATTCATGTCCGTTGTGCTAAACGTGTTCTCCGTGTAAGAAGAGATTGCAGATACAAGAGCGGCGTAGTTCATGCCATTGGGCCTCTAGACATCTTGCCTTTGGTGGCACATCCTGCGCCGCGCATCTCGATGCCGTCAGTCTTGACTGGGCCAGTGTCGCCAATAGAAACGCCAGCAAGGGGAGTCCACCCCTCTTTGCGGTGCATCTTGGGAACCAGACCGTAATCGGCGGGAGTCATTGGCTTGCCGTCCATCGTGTGCGGCTTTGCGTAAACGCTGGCCTGACCGACTTCCTTGCCGTTTTGTTTCTGAGTGAACTTCATAATTCAGCGCCCTTGGTTAACGGCACGGGCCATATTACGGCCCATTTTCATGCAGCCTTCAGAAGTGGGGCCACCCTTTTTGAATTTGGTTGGCTTGTCCTTGGGGTGCATATTTTTCTCATGTTTTTTAACGGCTTGGGGGCCGCTCATTGGGGGTTTC